GTTCTTTCTTATCAGGCATTGGTGTTTGCTTAAGCAACCTACCACAAGCAGCAGCTACTGCATTTGTGGTACTTGTAGTGTCGGGATAGGGCTCGGAAACCCTAGGGTCGCCAAATCCAGAAGACGTGAGGACTGGTTTGCGTTCTCTTTCCAGAGAACGTACGTACACAGACGCTTCAGTTTTGACAACAGTGGCAGCCAGGTTTGTGAAATGGTCACCCAACTGATAACCCCAGAGCACTTTGGCCCTATCCTTGTCTAAAAAGAATCACGCGACAATGGGGCACTCTCGTGTTGAGCAACATACATACGAGAGGCGAGCCAAAGTGCGATATAGGTAGATCCATGGATCTTACCCTTCATGTACAATTCATTTGCATCTACATTGCTAGATTTGGCAGCTAGTGAAACACCACGCCTCACATGCAATTCAACGTCATCGAACCTGCGATGATTCGCGATTGCAGAACCAAGTGAGTTTGCTATGATGGGGCCACTAACCACCTCTTCAGCAATGATGTCATCAATGTAACTTTGGACACCATCGCCTGATCTAGTCTTATCAAAATAGATGGAACGGATAATTTGAGCTTTAAACCCGAATTCAACCGGGTTGATGAGATCATAATCAGCGTCCTTCCCGGAACGCACATCTTTCTGATCCCTAATAAATGAGCTTAAGACCTTCTTCAAATTAAGATCTGCTTTAAATTTCTTGTCAAGTGTTGCCGTATGATAGTCATTCAATAAACTGGACATGCGCTTGTTGTGATCAACATGTGGGTAGTATTGACGATAAATCTTAGGCACGGGAAAAATCCATTTATAATTTACAAGATTGTTTTCTTCCCTGACCTGATATTGTGATATAGGCACTGCTTCATCTTCAGGGAAGAAGAAGCACTGTTCGCTAATAATGTGGGTACCTTTCCTCAAACGCAATAGGTTACTCAAACCTATGAAGAAAAAGTGCCAGAAAAGTAAGAACAGCATGGAATATACATAATTCAACAATG